TTGTCCTGCGCTGAAGATACTGTTACCAGCATCAGAAAACAAAACAGAAACAAGCGCATACATAGTTTATACCTTGCTCACTTCGGCGTTTGGATTACCGTTTTGCTTAACAAAAAAATCCCGAGTAAGCTCAAATCTTTCGTTAAGTGTGGCTGGGACTTTTATTTTGGCTTTTTGAATGGCGCGTTTTCTTGCAATAATAATATTGTCAAGATCATCATCGCACTTCATCCATGTAGTTTCACGCCACTTTGGCGTGTCAGTAGAAACTGGGAAACGATCCGCAAGTTCTTGCGGTTTTGTTGTATTCATACAGACGCCGTTGTTGTACTTAACACAAGCGGGGCATACAACTTCATGTACACGTATATCAAAAGCCCATTTACCTGTTTTTTTGCGGATGCCGTGAAACCACAATGTCCATGTGTTAGGCGTTACTTGTGTAAACCTGTGACTTGTTTTCCAACTTCTTGGCACTATGGCGGGAGCGTTTGCTACTTTAGGTACGCCGTTATAGTTTTCTTCTTCGACGTAGCCACCTTTAATAACTATACTAACAGTGTTCCACGGATGCGTATGCGCGATTTCGTTATCAATCCACTGTTTATTTTCTGCGCCAATAAAATGATGCACAAATAAATTAGGTAGATATTTGTCTTTCCATGTTTTAGCCGTTTTGTTTTCCATGAAAAAAACATAGTACCGATATATTAATATATCACCATACACATCGACAAATGCATACTTCCTACCCAGCTTGCGCATCACATAGTCAAACGCCTTGTACAACATTACTTTACCCTTGAAAAGATAATTAATGAAGAATCTGTGTTCGCTGCAATAACTTTATCTTGAGACACTACTTCAGCCGGTAAAGGCGCAGCCCCAATATTAGTTTCTCCTGAAGCTACCAAAATTAATTGGCCTACAGAGGTTACGTAAGTCTGACCGGCGGGTAGCAATATGAACTCCAAATCAGGAGCGCTGCTGTTGTTCAATAGGTAATCCAAGCACCAAAACTCAGTATCCCCTACTGCTTTACCAACATATTTTCCTCGCTTGTAAGTACGCCCAGCAAAAATGTCTTTGTTTGAAAATTGCCCGCGCTGCTGGATAAAAAAAGCATCGTCAAAGTTTGCTGGGTAGCTGGTTATAACCCGCGCTCCTTTAGTCCAAAAAGTCCAGTTTGCACAGGAATCCATAGGGGTGTCTTTAACCCAAGTGCAAACCGTTTCTTCTCCATCAACAAGAGTGTGTTGATGGATAACCCACCCAAAAACAATATGCTTTTTTGTTTTCATACTGTGATCTGTCCAAGAACAAAACCTTGACTTTGAAGTGTGGCGGTTTGTGTAGTAGGCGCTTGCACCAGAGCATTAATCTGGTCAAACCCAGTAGCCGCAGCAACCGCTGTTTTGCGCTCCAAAAGCCACACGGGCGCACGAGTTTGTATCTCAGCCACAAGCGCATCGCCTGTTAAAAACGCACCGTCAACTACTGGCACGTCAATTGCATAGGTAGCAATATCAGTTCCAGCGTTGCTGTACGTTACTTGAATTTGACCGATAGTTGCATCGGCAGAAATAATACGATAGTCCATTTTTTACTCCTTTTAACCAGATTGAGCGCCAGCCACTGTACCACCCGAAATACCAGTTCCAGCATTGACATAAGACCTTCCAACTAGACAAGCACCCGCAGCACCGCCAGCGCCGCCAAACCAAGTATTGCTGGGGTCATTAGCCGCCGTTGTCCCGGCAGAACCTAAAGCACCGCCAGCACCGCCTGCGGTGGCGGTGGAATCGACAAAGCCTCCTTTTGCGCCGCCCGCACCCGCACTTGAAGAGCTACCTGCCGTACCGGCACTTCCGGGGTAAGCGGTACCTCCGCTACTGCCGCCAGCACCGCCGGAACCGCTAAAATACCCTCTACCACCACCGCCACCACCACCACCAGAGCCATCCTTGGTACCGCCACCGGCAGCGCCACCAACGCCACCGCCACCACCACCACCACCGCCACCAGTAGTACCTGATGTATTAGTCCAAGCTGTTACTGTTCTTTGAACCAGCACCGCTGGCCCCCCGGCGCTACCGGCGTATCCGTTGGTTTGAACATCATAGTTACCGCCAGTACCGCCGTTACCACTAGCGCCAATGATTGTGCCATTGTTTGTTACGCGTACTGTATCTCCTGCATTCCAAGATGTATCTACAGTAAAAGCGTAAGAACCTACAGAAGATGACCCCACCACTACACCAGAATCAATCACAAATGTAACGTCTGTAATACCGGCAACGTATCCAGTTACCTTTGCCGTGTTTGCAAGGTAGTTTGTTGTAGTTGCGCTAATAGTCACCGTAACAATTACTCTTCTAGTCGCACCACTAAAATTTCCTAACGATATTGTGCCGCTTGACGGTATAGCAGTTGCTACACCTAAAGGATAACCTATCAAACCGCTTGATACACGTCCACCTCCAGCATAATACTGTGATAAAAGAAATGCTGGAGTAGCGCCTCCAAATTCAGCTTGTATTTGATTTAAGCTTATTGAATTAGGGTAAACAGGTAAAGTCATGGCTTAGCTCCTTATGGTGTACCGTAAGCAGACACATTTCCTAGAGCAATAAAGTTACCCGACGAATCAAGCGATCCAATATTTGTAGCCCCGTATTTAAAGTACAGTTTACCGGCTGACTCTACGATTGAAAAGTTAGTAGTAGCTACGCTGCCTGCGCTACCCGTGGTGTTTTGATTCAACATGGGGAACGTGCAGTTTGCCAAGTTGCCTGATGTGGGCGTACCTAGCAAGGGTGTTACAAGTGTAGGACTAGTTGAGAGTACAGTGTTACCGGAACCCGTGGAAGAAGTAACTCCAGTACCGCCATTAGCTACCGGCAAAGTTCCCGTAACACCTGTTGAAAGCGGTAATCCCGTGGCATTAGTCATTACGCCAGAAGAAGGAGTCCCCAAAGCAGGAGTTACTAATGTTGGGCTTGTGGCAAATACACTAGCGCCTGTTCCTGTCTCATCTGTCAAAACTGCTGCTAAGTTAGCGCTTGATGGTGTTGCCAAAAATGCGGCTACGTTAGTAGCCAAACCACTAATTCCAGTGCTAACAGGTAATCCCGTGCAGTTTGTCAAAGTGCCGCTAGTTGGAGTTCCTAAAACAGGAGTTACTAACGTGGGGCTAGTAGAAAGTACGTTGTTACCCGAACCCGTGGAAGTAGTAACTCCAGTGCCGCCATTAGCTACTGGTAGCGTACCTGTAACTCCAGTAGTAAGTGGCAAGCCTGTTAGATTGGTAGCTGTGCCAGAAGCAGGCGTTCCTAAAACAGGAGTTACCAAAGTCGGGCTTGTAGACAAAACATTGTTTCCAGAACCAGTAGAACTTGTTACCCCTGTGCCTCCATTAGCAACAGGAAGTGTGCCAGTTACGCCAGCAGTAAGGGAAAGTCCGGTGGCGTTGGTTAACACCACGGATGTCGGCGTTCCAAGTACAGGCGTAACCAGCGTTGGGCTAGTTGACAAAACATTGTTGCCCGAGCCAGTTGAAGTTGTTACGCCCGTACCGCCGTTGGCAACAGGGAGAGTGCCCGTTACGCCAGTAGTAAGAGGGAGCCCGGTGGTGTTGGTTAACACGCCAGATGTGGGTGTGCCCAACAGTGGAGTGACCAGCGTGGGGCTGGTGGAGAGTACGGTGTTACCTGTGCCCGTGGAGGTTGTTACTCCAGTGCCGCCATTGGCAACAGGGAGCGTGCCGGTAACGCCGGTAGTTAAGGGTAGACCCGTAGCGTTAGTTAGTGTGCCGGATGTAGGTGTACCGAGTATGGGCGTTACTAGCGTTGGGCTAGTGGATAGGACATTGTTACCTGAGCCTGTAGAGGTTGTTACTCCAGTGCCGCCATTGGCAACGCCAAGCACGCCAGTAAAGTTAGACACCACGCTGGATGTGACTTTGATGTAGTCTGTGCCGTTGTAATAAACCGTGGCACGTTCACCGGCTGCGACAGCGATGCCTGTTTGCCCTGATGCTTTGATCGTGGCTGAGTAGGTTGCGTCTGCATTGACGACCAGATAGGTTTTGCTTACGCTTGGGGCCGTAATAGTTACGTTTGCTGCCAAGGAACTCAGCCTGAGTACGTAGTACTGCGCAGTGGTAGCGCCAATGTTGGTAGCCGAACTTGTACCCTGCGTGTTGGCAAGGGTAAGCGCATTGGCTGTGAAAGACGCCGAAGTGAGCGCCAGCGACCCCGAAATGGCAATGTCTAGGTAGGATGTAACGGCGTTGTTTACATCGTCACCCCACGTACCTGACTCAGTGCCGGTTACCGGCTGTCCAAGGGCTAGGTTGGTTGTGTAGAGAACGGTCATGATTAATCCTTATACGGCAGGGGGCGTGGGAGTTGGCGTAGGCTCTACCCAAGGCAATGCTGGCTCCGTCACAGGGTCAATCTTAGCCGCAATTTGTTCTGCAATTACATTATTGACATGGGTTTCATAGCTTCCGGTAACAAGAGGCTGAATCCAGCTAAGCACAATATCTTGGGTTAATTGATCGTAGGGAACAAAGCTGGTTTGGCTTGGGTCAGGGGTCAAGGGTGTAGCGCCACTAAACATACCAGTGTTGCCATTTTCATCCGTGCCGGTTTTTGTCCAGAAAGTTTGAATAACGTAGTCTGTGTTCCCTGCAACGGTGGTTGCTTTTACGCCTGTTACGGCCCATGTGTATGTAATCGCCATGATTAATCTCCGATGAGTTTACTGATAAGGGATTCAAGCTGAGCTACGCGGGCGCGTAAATCAACAACTTCTTTTGCAAGCTCTACAGCAGAAACCATAGCCGCATTGCCGTAGTGGACGCCTAGGTATTCTTCTTTTTCCGATACAGCTTCTTTGAGAATAGCTTGCAGGCTTTGAGCGCCTACGCCAACCTGACGCTCACCGGAATCAATACGAGTATACGTACCGCTCTTTACCTTGGCTAGTTCTTCAACAAAATTAGTGGGTAGTGATTCCCAATCTTTCTTTAGCCGCTCATCAGAATATGCAGTGACGTTACCGTAGGAGTACAAAACATCAGCGTTAATTGTTCCCATTCGGCTTGTGCTTGCCGGGTCTACGTAATAGCCGGTATTGTTTTGGTCGTAAAAAATTGGAGCCCGCATGTCACCAGCGGCAATTATTACTCCGTTACTACCATCAATAGAAATTACATTGCTGCCATTATAAGTACCGCCAGTAATAGCTACTCGTGAGGTAGTAGTGCCTCCGTTACTGCCAGCGTAAAACCCGGTGGATTGTATAAATGTTCCACCAAACCAGCACCCACTTGAAAACGCGCCACTTTGGTTAATCCGAAGATAGCTGTCACCAGTATTAAAAATTTCTTTACCATTACCAGAAAGCGTGTTGATATTGGTAGTTCCCGCAAGGTCGGCGTAGAAAGCTGTGTTGTTACTGTCGTAAAAAATTGGTGCCCGCATTGAGGCGTTTGCTTGCCAAATACCATTGTTTAAAATCCAACCGGATGTGTACGCTGCTCCAAAATCAGTACCACCAACACCTCTGCGGAATACCCAACCACGACCATCGGAGTCCATTGTCAGGTATGTGTTGTAGCCGTCGCCGTTTCCTGTTGGGTTTGTAAAATACCCACCATTAGCTTTAAAGCCTATTGCAGAAGTTGTAGTACCAACCCCCCAAAAGAAAATTTGATTAGTTGTAGACGTTGCATTAGAATCGCCACGAACGGCAACACCATACAAAGATGAAATGCTGTTTCCGTCTACATAGTATGTAGTGTCGTTGCTGTCGTAGAAGATTGGTGCGCGAACATCGACGCTGTTGGTTGCTGATGAACCAATTGGCATTGCATAGCTGGTGTAGTTAGTATTACTAATCTGGGTTTGCCACGCTGAAAATGTTGGGGCTCCCGTGTAAATACCGCGTGAAAATAAATTGCCAGTGCTGTAGTCAACCACTAACTGCAAGCAAGTATCGCCACGCTCGTTTATGCTTATCATCGTGCCGTACTCACCGCCGGGCCTATTTGTAGCGGTGTTATAGCCGAGTACTTGACTGCCTGTGTAATAAGTAGCGGAGTTAAGGTCTGCATTACCTACATTACCCGTGCGTTTTACGGTGTATGTAGTGTAGTTTGAAGTAGTGATACCGCCGGTAGCTGTCGCAGCGTTACCCGATATGCTAATCCCCCAAGTACCCGAAGCTCCAGTACCTGTTAGTGTGGGAGCGTAGGAGTTGTAGTTACTTGCGGATAATATGGTCAGCCAGCTACTAAACCCACCACCCCATCGTTGGCGCAAATATAAATTGTTGTTTGCATAGTCCTGCCAAAATTGCCCACCGTCACCAGCGCCCCCTGTACCACTCATAAAGTTGTACAAAATACCCGAGCTAGTGGGAGTATTTGTAGCCGAAGAAGCGTAGCTTCCGTACGAACCAGCAGTACGATCTGTATTAGCGTTAATGTTGGACGTAAATACTACATCAAATAACTTGTACCCGGTAGTTTGCCCAGTACCGCCGTTGGCGACAGCTACCGTTCCCGTTACGTTGGCAGCAGTACCTGTTGTATTAAATGATTGTCCGCTGATAAACGTAGCAACAGCCGCCGCACTTGCTGAGCGGTAGTAGTTATCGCCCTGCTTAGACATCATTGCCGTAACACCGGAACTAATAGCGTTATCGGTTGAGTTAAAGTAGTTATTGAATATGTAGCCGCTACCGTCCGCTACAACAACTCGACTTCCGACACCTGAACTAGCCGAAGGTGTGAAGCCACCAACAGTTGTTGAGTTTCCGCTCAACGAAGCAGTAATCGTCCCCGCGCTGAAGTTACCTGAGGCATCACGCAGCACAATTTGGCTGGCGGTGTTTGCGCTTGTAGCTGTGATGGTGGCGCTGTTGGCTTGGCTTGTGATTGTGCCCGCCGTGGTAGCAGATGTAGCTGCTCCGCTCAAAGTTGCCGTTATTGTCCCAGCACTGAAGTTACCCGAGGCATCCCGCGCCACAATGGTTGAGGCTGTGTTGGCGTTGGTCGCGTTAGAAGCGACTGTGAATGTTGCGCCAGTGGCTTGGTTGGCTGTGAAAGTCTGGGAGCCAGACAGGCCCGTGCCTGACGTATTCATCGTCAGTGTGGCATTATTGACCGTAGGTAGGTCAGAAGTC